TTATCCCAATTCAACCCGCTTCATCCCTTCTATATAGTTTTCTATAAATTCTATTGATTCTTCTAATAATTCATAATACTTACTACCCTTGATATTGTCCCAGTTGTTTTTGTAATCGATCATATAGGTATACCATGGTTCAGAACACACAAGTTCAAACTTGCCCGTCTTTTCATAATGCTCTATGATGCCTCGATATCTAAAGAAATGATAGTGCGATTTAAAAGCTTTAGTAACTTCATATCTTGCTTTCCCGTATTCAAGCTGGGCTTCTAATGATTTTAGTAAAAACATTCTATGATTAATATTTAACAGCTCATCAACCGTTTCTTTAAAATCAGGATCTATATGAATGAGCGTCCTATCTAAACTTAAAAAAGTATCTGTAGATGATCTATGATAAGCAGTGATGGTTTCATCAAAGCTATGTCTTGCTAGAAACCTTTCTTTAGAAAAGATAAACAAGTCCACTTGCCCTAAGTTCAAGTGGATATTATCTCTAAAACCATCTAAAACAACAGTGACATCTGTATCACTATGTTCATCATTGATACCATAAGCAATGGACCCGCTATAGTAAGCAAGTAAGATTTTATGATAAGGAAATATTCCTCTAATTTTGGTTAGGATCAAGTTCATCTTCAATGACCGGTTCTATCACTGGTTCTAAGACATCAAAATCATCTACAGCGTCTTCAAAGCCAATAACATTTTCTTTTAACCATAAATAACCTCTTTCAATGGGATTGACATTTAAAAAACTTGTGAAATCGCCATATGGAATTTCAATGTCGATTTCTTCTACAGGTTGGTTGAAACTTGCTCTTGCTTCTTTTGATATATAAGTTGCGACACATAAACTAATCTTTTTATGGGAGTAACTGATGTTAAATGCTGTGATTCTATGATATGAAGCCTTGATTCCAAACTTTGTTTCTAATTCTCTAATAATTGCCATAACTGCCTACTTTCTCTTTATTCTATAAATGGTAATGGATACTGAATCCGGTGAACCAGCATTGAGTCCTGTATTGATATACATCGCTCCTAAGTCACCATTAAAGGAATGGACAAAATCAGCTAACTTAATTGAGCCATCACTTTGCCCTGATAAAGTTGCGATACTTTTTCCATAAGCGACCCATTGCTGTGTATCTGTATAGCTACTTTTAAAGGTTGGCGATATTTCAAAGTCAATGACTTTTGTTATACCGCTGGTAATGACAGGACCACTCGCGTAACTATCTTCAATGTAATGAACAGTTGAATTCTTACCTACTCTTACATCATGAGAACTATCTTCAGTATTGACATGATGGGCAATATAAGACCCTTGTAAATTGGATAATGCACTTGTTCGGTAATAGATATAGGTATCTGATACATCAGCTGAACTACCTTGTGTCGATGATATGATATGAACTTTATAAATATAGTTAGGATCAAAGTCATATTGTAAAGTATGGGTATAGCCATAACCTTCATAAAAATATACAACTTCCATTTCACCACCAATTTTTACAACCGATGATGGTCCTCTTGCATATAAGGCATTAGACCCATAATCAAAAGCGAGCTCACCAAGATAAGATAACTTTGAAGTGGTTGGTATGGTACTTCCTCTTTTGACTCTAATAATGGCCATTAATAAGTACCACCATCAATGACAGAAGTTGGTGTTAATACCTTTGATGAATCGATACCTAATTTATATTTAATTTTAGTTGGTGTATAGCCTGTATCAACGACTGGAAAATATTTTAGTGCATTTGTTAAAACTGTTGAATCATAGTTTGTTTCACTAGAAGCAAGCGCCATCCCTTCTGCGGTAATAATGGTTGATATTTTCGCATTGGCTAGTTTTGTTCTTTGTTCTGTGGTTAAGTGAAGGTTACTTGAAACATGTGTGTTATAAGTAGATCCTGCAACCCCGCCTAAATCAGCGAGTGTAACTGTTACAGCTCCAGTTGAACCATTAACACTTGTCACTGAATCAGTCGGTGTTAAGAGTTCTTGCCAGTTGGCTAGTGTTGAATAAGGTGCTGCTTTTAAGATAAATGATTTATTTAAATCAGTACGAACTGCAACATCACCTTCTTGAGCTGTTGATAAACCAAGCATGGATGTTTGACTTGCGACTACAAAGGTATTGGTCATCGCTATCTTTGGGACAACGCTATCTGCTAGCTTCCCACTTGAGTTTAGAATCGGAATGTTACCATTTCCAGTTCCTGTATTTTTAGTTGCGGCACTTCCTAAGCCAAGCGCTGTAATCTTTGTATCAATTTGATCGTCAACTTTACCAGCTGAAGGGATTTTTAAATAATCACTATCTGCTAAAGGGACTGAAACAGACGCTGTTTTATCTGCTTTAGCAATATATAGATGCTCCCCATTAAAATCGACTTGTGGTTCCCCTGCTTTTACTACCCCAGTTGTACCGGTAAGGGGTCCTGTTCCTGCAGATGTTCTTCTTTTAATTTGAATTGTTGCCATAACTTCCTCCTATTTTTTTAAATATGCTGATGTAATATTATGCGTTGTATTCCCACAACTTAAGGTAACCGTGCCTTGTTCATATACAACACTTAATGTATAATCAGCTCCAGCATATCTGTAGCTGATATTTCTATTTGATCCAACATGGATAAATAAACTATCGCCTGGAAAGCTAATAATCGTCGTATTGTTTATGAGTACATAAACCATTGATTCAGATAACTCAACCGATGATGTATTAAAAAACTGATAAACCCCATTGGATACTTTGGTTAGATTTTTTCTAACTGGTCTATATCGATCCAGTAACTTATTTTCCAAATCCGCAATTTTATCTTTATCATTTAAAATGACTTTTCTTACATACGTTTGATTAATCGATACGGATGTAGTTGTCTTTGTATATGCGCATAAAACAAACTCATAGAGTCCTTCTGTAGTAAGTAAATTCGTTAGAACAAGTGAAGGATAACCACTGGTTTGTTCTTTTAAATAAAGACTGACTTCATTGGTTGCTGTATTAACACCAAGGACGACATAGCCATTCTTATTAGAATCTGGTGTAATACCTATTGTTGTCTGGTTTTCAATATAGATAATACGACCATACACAGAAACATAACCATCTTGAAATGTTAATGTGTTATTTGCGAGTGTCACCTGACACTCATTTTTTAATCCTTTTAAAATCCCAATATCCTTTGAATAAAAAAAGTGATACAAATCTGCATCAATTTTTGCGGTAACATTACCACTTTCAAAGGTTACTTTTTGAATTCCCATTAGAATTCACCTCCATCTAAATTGGTATTGGTAATCGTGACACTACTTGTACTAGTTGTTTTCGCTTTACTTAAAAGCTGTATTTTTTCTGTAAGTTTTACTCTATATTCACCAAGGGTTATTTTTGCGACCTTAAGGGTATCTTTAAACAAGATACCTGTCACAACCGTGTCATAGATTTTATGTTTATGGATGAATGATATATAATCCCCTAAATGAAAGTTCACAAAGGGTTTAAATACTTTATTGTTTAGATCTAAATTAAATGATATATAATGATCAAGTTTTGAGGTCAACATTTCACTTCTAGCTTTTGTTTCTAGAGTATCTAATTCTTTATCTGCATAGATAAATGACTTGCCCATCACTGAATGATACCTATCTACGTGATTAGCATCTTCAGTGATATTCCCACTAGTAAGCAAGTAATAGGTTTTAATGTCATTATAGATTTCATTATCGCTTCTTGGATAAAAGATAATCTTATTAATCACTTGTGATGATGAATCATTGGTTTCGATATTTAAAATTGATGAAAAATTACTCTTCATCACGAGCCCTTCATTCACGTGTACTATTTTAAATAGTATCCCTGTGATTCTACCTCTCACGTACACCACTTCTGTTTGAAAACTAATCCCATAGGTCTTTGAAACAAGTTCAAAGAGTTTTGATATACTTTCAATTTTATCTGCTTCAAAAGTTAAAGATCCATAAACACTCGCATCTTTTTGTACATTTAGATAGTCTAGGTTTTGCATGGAGTCAGCATTCACTTTAAAATGCGTATGAATGATTTGATACAAGTAATCGATTAAATCACCAGTGAAACTAACAACGGGTATATCTAGATTAAATATCTCTCTAAAATCGAGAGATTTAATGATCGTTGAATGATCGTCTTTTTGTTCGATGCTTTCTAAGATACCAATATAAGAAAATAATTCATTAGAAGCTATGACGATATCGCCTATAGCTGTTTGGATATTTGTTTTATTGGCTTTAAAGACTGAACGCTGGATGATCACCATATCCAGGTTAATTTCATACTCTTTTCCAACTGGTGCATAGTCTTTATATTGAAGGGTTTTTCTATCAAGAAATATGAGTTTCATCTTATATACCTATATATCCTTCAAGTAGTGTTACTTTACATAAAGACTCAGTCGCAACACCTGGTTTAAATTCAATTTCATAATTCCCATGATTAATAAATAAGAAATTATCTTCTTGAAAGTCTTGTTGTCCGTAAACATCTCGTGTAATACCGTTTTTTAGTAATGTTATTTCTTGTTTACTCGGTATAGCGATAATTTTTAATGATGCACTTTCTGATTCTACATAAAGTTTCATTTTGGATATCACATAACCATTTTTTAAAATAGACACTTCAGGGTGATAAAAGGCACCATGGATTTCAATATTGATCGGAGCTTCATCAAGTCCCTGATTATTAATATGAATGAGTCCTTGATAAGAACTCTCATAGTGATAAGGATAGCTATAGGGATACACTTTACCTGAATGATTCCCATTAGCGATAATCTCAAAGGTCTTTTCTTTGTACCACATCGATACTTTTTTAAAGACTATTTGACTTTGAATGGTTGAAGCAACCAGCTCACCTTTTGATAAGCTTAAAACATCCACATAACAGTAAGCTTTAAATGCCGGTGTTTCGTAATGCATCTTTAACGCATCTTTGGAACGCGACAAGTAATCAACAAAAACTTTATAGCCTTGATAACCTTTTAAGAATATCAGTGTTTCAGTAATATCTGTTAGTGGGAGATTGCTTTCAGTTTTAGCAAAATATTTATTATACTCTAAATACTTGATATCTAAAGAAAACCCAAGACCACTGGCTTGGGTTATAATTGTTTGATTTTTATGGTTGAAATAGTAAAGTTCACCATATTCGTTTTCTAAGTAAAATGTTCTAATCAAATGACACTACCTCCTAATGCTTGATTGATAGAATCAATATCAAAGGTTGGTGAGGTTGTATTGATTGTAATATGGTTTGTATTTGCGGTACTTGTTGATGAATTTGTAGTATTAAGTGTCTGGCTAGACCCTTTTAGATTAAATGTATCACTAAAGAATCCTCCAACCTTACCAAAGAAGCCACCCACTTTATCTGCAGCTTTACCTGCAAAATCACTAATGCCTTCGGTGACGTTTGTTGCAATATTACTAATCCCTTCCGTGACACTACCAAAGACATTTTTAACCTTACCACCAAAGTCTCCTATCTTTTTAGGTAACTCCCCAATCCATTCAAAGATTTTCTGAATAAACTCAATAATTTTTTGAACCACTTTTAAGATGGGATCAAGTACGGCCTTTAAGACTTTAATGGCTGGAATGAGTATCGCTTGTAAGACTTGACCTAAAGTTGTAATCAAAGGTGCCAGTGCTTCTAGTATTTCAGCAAACATGGTTACTTGCATAATCAGTGGCATGAGTAAGACATCTAAGATAGGTACTAATAAATCAACAAGCATGACAACTAAATCGATAATCACATCAAGAATAGGTTGTAATGCAGTGAGTAGTGCATCTACGATCATCATAATCGGAGGAAGCAACAACATAAATGTTTCCATAAGTCTATCAAGAAGTGCTCTAAACTCTTCACTTTGAAATAAAGCAAGGGCTAAAATCGCGATAAGCGCGCCTATACCCAGAGTCGCAAAGTTTATACCTGCTCCTGCAAAAAGACCGGCAGAGCCCACACCTTTAAGCGTCATGGCCACAATATTTAAAAGCGGTCCAACCTTACCAACAATCGCAAGTACTGGACCAATAGCCGCAACTAGACCTATGAGGGTTGTGATCATTTTCTTTGTATCTGAATCTAGACTATTCCATTTTGTAATCCAATCTTTTACAACGGGTATCATTTCATCTCTAACTTTGATAATGAGATTTTGAATCACCGGCATGAGTGTACTTGCAATATCGACACCTAAACTAGATAAGGCTTGTTTGGTTCTATCTAATGCATCCGTAAACTCACCAGCTTGCGCGGCTTGTTCATTGGTAACTATACCAAGTTCTCTTGCTTCTTGTCTTAAGTCATTAATAACTTCTGCTTCTTTAGATAAAACCGGAATAATATCAGCGGCGACTCTTTCACTTAATAAATCATTGGCCACACCTAGTCTTATTGCTTCATCTTCCACTTTACTCAAAGCATCTCTAATTAGTAAGAATGCTTCATCAGTGTTTTTGCCTTTTAAGTCATCAACAGTCAGTCCAATTAAGCCTAAGCTATCAGCAAACTTATCACCATTACCAGTTGCGATATCACCTAAGATACCGTTAACTTTAACAAACGCTCGTTCCATTCTTTCTGTGGAGACACCTAAAATAGTTGCGGTATGATTCCACTCTTGAAATGCTTCAGCAGAGAGTCCAATCTTTTCTGCGGTATCACCAATCTCATCTGCAGTATAAGCGGTCTTTATTGAAAAGGCTGTTAAAGCAGAAACGGCTCCTAAGATCGGAACCGTTACAGATTTTGTCAGTGTTGAACCAAGTTTACCAATCTTATCAAACTTGGCATTACTTAATTCTTTGATTTTATTGTTTGTATTACTAAGCTGGCCATTAAGTTTAGCAAGTTCAGCTTCTGTGTATTGGACATTTCGTTTGAGTTTATTAAACTCATCTTGACTCATGTCACCAATCTGAACTGCTTTTTTAGCTTTTTCTAATTCTAGATTTTGTGTATCTAATCTTTTCTTTGTTGTTTGTAAAATACTATTTAATTTATCTTGTTTTGATTTCCATAAATCAAGATTAGAACTATCATATCTTAAATTAGCATTAATGGCTTTTAGATCTTTATTTTGTTCTTTAAGATCCTTTTTAATATCTTTAAGCTCATTTTCTAAATCTCTACCATCAAGGCTAAGTTTGATATTAAGTCCTTTTACTGTTTCTGCGATGTTTCCACCTCCTATATTAGAAAGTTATCGATATCATGTTGTGTTGCTCTTTTACTCGATTTATTGCCACTAATCACATTCTTTTCAAGTTCTACGATTGAAAAGTATGTTTCTAGATCAAATGATTTTGTATCTTCAATGGATAAGCCTAAATGTGCAAGATTAAATATGATGTTAGCTGTGATGTCTTTTTCTTCTCTACTACTTTGATTTGCTGGGTGAGGGTGTGCTTCTCTGAAATGTCCCGAGCATTTCACCTATCGTATTCGTTAGATTTTGTAATTCATCCTGGTTACTTAATAAACCAAAATCAAGTGACATTAAAAAGTCATTATATGATTGCTTGCTAAAAGGTCTATGTAGGACATAGATGATCCTAAAGATTGTATCAATGACTGTGGATAAATCTTCTTCTTTTTTCCCAGTCTTTTCTAGCTTTTTAATATCACTAAATAATTCCGTTGAAAATACATTACGATAATCAATGATTGTAAATAATGATGAATGCAGGCGATAGTCTTTATCACCTAAATTAAGTATTTTTTCCATGTGCTACACCTTACAAGAATGTTGGCAATGTCGGTGCAGTCGTTAAGAATGTTGCGTAATTCGTATCACTTGCTCCTGCGATTGCTCTTAAGATCAGATTGTTTCCTGCTTCAATAGGTCTAGCTGTAATATTAAGTTCGATTGAGTTTGCTTCAATTGAATCTGATTTTGTCTTACTTGAGTCTCCTGAAGGTGTCGCAGTACATAAGAAATACCAGATACGTCTTGCTTTCATGTCCCCTTGAATTTCATAACCTAATGCGAATGTTTTTGTTTCCGCATTCACAATTTCTATTAAGTTACCGTTGGTATCTTCTAAGAAACCAAAGATATCCTTTTTAAATGCTTCATCAATTTCAGTAAACTTTAATGTCACGTTAGACCCTGAATTTGAAACAAGGGTCTTAATCACTTTATCATCTGCATAGACTTGTGAGCTACCACCGATTGCTTCAGTTGTAATTTCTTGTGCACCTTCTAAACGTTTAGGGACATCAAAGGTCCAACTACCATCTTCTGTTTGTGTTGCTAATGCATAGTGCACATTGGTTAAACCAAATGTTACTTTATTACTCATTGTTATAAAACCTCCAATTTGATTTCATATACACGGTTTATTGAACCGTCTTCATTTTGATATTCAGTGATCATTTGAAACTCATAACCACCATAATATAAAGATACCTCGAGCTTTTCTTCTAACTCGAGGTTCTTATGTTTTGTTATTAGATTAAGTTGAATCGTCAGTATACGCATGGTAACTTTATCATCTGCATACATCGATCCTCTATTTGATACTTCTTGATAAATGATATAATCATCACTCTTATCTATACTTTCTTTTTTACCATAAGAAACTTGTCCTGGTAAAACTGAACTTAATGTATTGAAAAGTGATTCTAAAATTTCTTTCATATCAGTTTCCTTTAGAAATGATTTCTTTGATGTCTTCTAACATCTTTGGTGTAAACATATCATAGGCTGGCCTCATAAAAGGTCTTGGTCCAACATATTTTCCACTTCGGTGTGTATATCCAAACTCAAGTAAATGGGTGAGTCCACCTTTACCTTCAGAATAAATAGATATGGATTGATTCATTCCTGTACCTTGTGAGCTTGCGACAAATGAATCCGCAAAGGCATTTTTATAGCCACTTCTTGGTGCATTTCGTTTCATGTAATTTAATATATCTTCTGCAGTATCATTCAATCTTTTTTCTAGCTTAGGCATTATGCCTTCTACATAACTTTCTATTTCATCTTCAATCGCTTGTCCTAAGTCATCAAGTGTAATCAATGATATCACCTAACTTGATGGATGTTCTTTTTAAATAGAGTTCAATAAACTGTCCTGCTTGATAGGTTCTTTCTATCTTATAGATAACACTACCAATATCAACATACTTGGAACCATCATAGACAATTCCTTGTACTTTAACTGCAATATCAATTCTGATATCTGAACGTTTACTTTCATAATATTCTCTTGAAGTAATCGAAAAATTAATACCAATCACTTCTTTTTTTGACTTAAACTGATAACTCATCACACCCATGGTGTTAGAAATCATCTCCAAGGTTAGTAAGTGCATTCTTATATTGGGGGAATTTGGATACAT